CATCATTGAGCATTGTAGTCGAGGAGGGAAAAATAACCCGTACATAACCGAGAGAACAGGGCAAGCATTATGGAATACCAAGTAACAACCAAACAGGGCAATAACTACATAGTGAGCGATGACAGTGCATGGCTATGGGTCGAGATCGAAAGAGAACTCGGCTACACAGTCAGTCAAGCAGCTGAAAAGATGAGCCAAGGATCACTTGATGTGATTACTTGCATGCTTTACAAAGCAGCCAAGACTGCCGGGCATACCAAGTTACCGAGCCAGCAAGCATGGGTGGTCAATGAGTTTGACACCTTTGAGGTGGTAGAGGAAAGCCCAAAAGAGAGTTAAGGGATGTGCTGGTGCGGATAGCAGTATCCACCGGCATCCCGATGACTGACTTAATGCAGTGGTCGCTCGCAGACATTAACACAGCGATAACGCTTATACGAGAGAGGAATGGTCATGGCTGACAAAGTTACCGTCAAGATCACACCCGACTCTCGGGATCTTAGAGGGCTTTACAAAGCCTTTAGAGAGATGGATGAGGGATCAAAACTTGCCCTCAAGGATGAGGTCACATCTATTAGTGCATGGTCAGCAACCGAGTTGCAATCTAGTTACACCATGAATCCTTACCCAGCCCAAGCCCAAAAGGTTGCAGCTACAATCCGAGCCAATAAAGATCGCATTCCTAATGTAACTATCGGTGGCAATAAGGGTCGCTTTAGTGGTGGCGCAAGATCTGGTCAAGTATTGTTTGGATCTGAATTTGGTGGCCCAGCACCTTTTGCTAATGGCGGTACTAGATTCCCAGAGCGATCAGCTTCTAATGGCCGAGGCAATGTGGGTTATGGCATCTTTAAGAAACTTAAAGAGATACAGCCAACACTTACAGCAAGATGGAAAGATGCCGTTACTAGGCATGTCATAAAGAAATGGGATGACAACTAATGGCCGATGTGAGAACTCTTAAACTTAACTTACTTGCTGATGTAGATCAGTTTGGCAAAAGCCTAAGCAAGGCTGACAATCAGACCAAATCTTTTAGCAAGAAAATTGGTGGTTATGGCAAGGCGATGGCCAAGTCATTTGCTATTGCCGGGGCAGCTGCTGGTGCTTACGCAATCAAGCTTGGCGTTGATTCAGTAAAGGCTGCTGCAGAGGATGAGAAAAGCCAACGCATCCTACAGATACAACTTGAAAAAACACTTGGCGCAAATGAGGAATTGACCAAGGGTGTTGAGGATTACATTAGCGCCACCCAATTAAGGGTTGGTGTACAGGATGACAAGTTGCGCCCATCCTTTGCCCGGTTGGTGCGATCCACTAAAGATGCTCAAAAGGCTCAAGAGCTGCTCAACCTTGCCTTAGACATTTCGGTGGCAACTGGTAAACCACTTGAGGCAGTATCCAATGCGCTTGGCAAAGCCTATGACGGCAACGCATTAGCACTTGGCAGACTTGGCTTGGGTATTGACCAAAGCATTCTTAAATCCAAAGACTTTGATTTAATTGGTAAAGAATTAACAAAGACTTTTGGGGGTTTTGCCGATAAAGAAGCCAAGTCACTAGATGGCCAACTGCGTATTGTGCAAATTAGGTTTGATGAATTAAAGGAATCCGCTGGCAAAAGATTATTGCCAGCCCTTAGCGATATCTTAAAAAAGACTGGCGAAGTTGCCCGAGCCTTTAGTGGTGAGGATCCGCAAGGCTTGAGCGCAAGAGCCAGAGAACTTGCTGGACCAACAGGCACAGGCAACCTCGGGGCTAGTCTTGCCAATTTAGCCAAGAGTTTTGAAAACTTATTTAAGGCTGTTACTGATGATGGTGACGATGCAACAGACACTTTGACAGAAATTGCAAATGCCCTAAACAGTGTTGCCAGTGGTATCAATGCAGTTGCTAAGGCTTACAAAAATGCCAAGGCACTAGGCGGTCGTATTCTTGGATGGCTTGATGTTAGCGATGCGCCTAAGTTTGCTGACACAGACTTGGGCCGATACCTTGGGTACACAAACAGAGCTGCTGGCGGTCCAGTTTCGCCTAATCAGGCCTACCGGGTAGGTGAGTTTGGCCCTGAAATGTTTGTGCCTAGTGGCTCGGGATCAATTCGCCCAGCATCAGGTGGCGGCGGCACAACAGTCATAAACCTCAATGGCATAGTAGATGCAGCTAGTGCCAGACGTAGCATCGAGCGCCTACTCCAGACCCAGAGCCGAGTTAGTGGACCGATTAACCTTTCTGGGGCTATGCCATGACCGACTTCACCCCTGAAATACGGGTGATGTATTTACCACCTAACACAATCCACAGCGCCGCAAAGACCGAAATTACAACATGGGTTGATTACAACATAAACATCTCCAGAGGCACAGATGAATACATCAATCCGCCATACCCGGGCGGATGCACGTTGTCATTACTTTTTGATGAAAACTACATACCAGAAATAGAACTGGGATCATGGATTGAAATACAGGTAAAAAACTCATTTGGAACTTGGACAGTTTTACAAGCTGGAAATGTCGTAAACCGATCTAGTCAATACCGTAGTTTTGGTATTGCTGGATTTGTTTTGGAATGGCAATTTGTAATTACCTCAACAATCTCACTGCTACAAAACACCACATTTTATGTAAACCAATACACAGAAGGTTTGACTGATGGCTTGGTTGCTTACATTGAGGAAGAGTCCACTGTCCTAAACTGGTTTGCCGTCAATCGGGAATTGACTTGGGAAAACTTTGGGCCGCAGGCATGGGATGAAGTAGACACATACCGGCAAAATGATTTCCCAGTATTTAACTATGGATTGGACACAAACGATCAGGCACTTGATGAGGGCAGCTATAACACATGGGAAACTTTAGTAAAGCTTGTTTATGGTGTTTATGGCTGGATCTATGAGGGATCAGATGGTGAACTGTATTTTAATTATGGTGAAACGGCATTAACTAGCGAAATGACTTTTACAGCTGACATGCTAAATCCAGATTTAATTGGTGGAGATCGCTTTGAGTCATTACGCAACATTGTTGAAATTACAAAGTTTGATGCTGGCGTAACTACTTACTATGAAAATGAATCTACATCCCTATATGGTGACCGGTCAGGCACACTTGAAACTAACCTCTTATTGCAAGCCAATGTAAATGACATAGGCCAAAAGATTCTTAACTCTTTGGCCTATCCATTATTAAGCACACAGCAAATAAGCGTTAATTTGTTAAACCCAATTTTTACCAATACACAGAGAAATCTACTTTTAGGTAGCCCTATTGGTAATCGTGTTACTGTCCAAGCGCCATCCCCTATGGGTGGCACATTGGATTACATAATAATTGGCTGCAATTACGAAATAAACAGAAATGAATACCTTGTAAATCTAAAACTTGCGCCATATTCACAGGTTTACAACACAATAAATTGGGATCAAGTCCCGTATAATTACACATGGACAAGCTATGGCGTGGCTTTCCCTACACAAGAATGGCAGGATCTCTAAATGGCAACAACCACCCCAAACTATGGCTGGGACGTACCCACATCCACAGATTTGGTTACAAACGGAGCCATCGCAATTGAAACTCTGGGCGAGCAAATAGACGCTGCGATGTTTAACTTGGTAAACGATACAATCGAAAACGATACAAGAATCTTGACTACTGGTAAAACAACTTCACCAACGGAAAACATTGCGGGCTTTTGTTTTACAAATACTACAGGCTCATTCACTAGAGATAACAACACGCCATTTTTTGTTAACAGAATGACTGGAAGTACGAGCGCCTCAGTTGTCCAGTTTTACCGTAATGGCACTGCTGCCGGCACGATCAACGCCAGCACCACAGCCGCCCCAACTCTTGTAGCGCCATCGGATTACCGCCTAAAAGAAAACCTAGAGCCATTAACAGATGCAGCTGATCGCATTAAGTCTGCCAATGTTTACACCTACAACATGATTGCTGATGAAGACAAAGAATTGCGCTATGGATTCCTTGCCCATGAAGTTGCTGGCTTAATGAATGATCTAGTTATCGGTGAAAAGGATGCAGTAGATGAGGATGGCGAGCCTGTTTATCAGCAGGTGCAAGAAACTCGACTAATCCCAATTCTAGTTGCAGCTCTTAAAGATGCCTTAGTACGCATTGATGCGCTTGAGGCAGCAGCAGCACCAGCAGTCGCAAAGACTACGACTAAATAATGAGCGCATTGACTTGGTTTGCACACAGTCCCATTGCCTCTTTCCTTAGAGTCTTTGGTGCTGGTGTTTTGGGCTGGGTGCTTATTAACGCAGATACACTTGGTATTCATCCAGCATTAACCATTGGAATAGTGTCGGCATTACCTATCATCATCAACTGGTTAAACCCCGAATACAACAATTACGGCAGGGCCAACTTAGATGAAACCGATTAAGTCTGGCATTGTTTCATTTCCCTACGGGGCTAAGTACCGCACTGGCGGAATACACAAGGGCATTGATTACAGAGCAGCCATTGGCACACCAGTTGTAGCAGCTGTGCCGGGCGTAGTCGTACACGCTGGCAAGCACATCTACAAGAAAGGCTGGGGCTGGGCTTTTGGCCTACATGTCATAGTGGACAATGATGCCTTTCCAGACGGCACAGCAGGCCTATGGGCTGGCTATTGCCACCTAGACGGTGTGAATGTAGCAGTCGGTCAAAGAGTCCGTCAGGGGCAGTTATTAGGCACTTCAGGCAACACAGGGCGATCTACTGGGCCTCACCTACACTTCCAGATTCTTGCCAGCCGTCCATGACACCCATGAACTC